TAACACCATAAATGCTATTAAAGACTGGAACAATGATTGCACCAGATCCAGGAACTGTTCTTGCCATTTATCAACGAATATCGAATGTACCGTTCATTGCGCTATGGACTGTGCACTGATAATACAGTGTATTGGGAGCGTTCATAGGAACTGTGAAGGACTGCAATCCAGACTCAGAACCAGTAACTCCAGTGGTATATGCAGACTGACCCAAACCAGTTGTTGCTTGGATTCTCAGGGGGTGTGTAGCACCAGAAACACTATGGAGATCGTAAGTAAAACCACGATATAACACTATGGTCGCATTCTGAGTACCACTTCCAGGGAAACCTGGTCCTTGAACATTGTATGCAGTGCTACCAACACCAGAGAATCTGAACAGAAGTGTTGGGGATGGTTTGTAGATAGTCGCATTATCGTGACCCTTAATCAACGACGAACCACCAGGAGCGTTGTTGATTTGACGACGGAATCCACCGTCAGAATCTTCAAAGTTTGTACCGTCATTTGCAACTTGAAGTTCACCATTGGTATCAATTTTGATACGCTTAGTACCAACTTTAATTTCTGCATCTGTTGGGAGGACAAGATTGTCATTCTCATCCATCGCTAATTTCTTGGTTCCACTATTACCAAAGCGAATTTCCGAAGATTCTGGAATTTCTAAGTTGCCGTTGGAATCGAACTTAATTGCCTTGTTAGCATCGCCACCAAAACGAATCTCTGTGCCAGCAGCAAGATCCAAATTACCATCAACATCGAGAGCAATTGTCTTTGTTGATGCCTGATCACCGAAACGAATAGACCCACTTGCGGGGAGTTCAAGAATACCATCCTCATCAATCTTCATTGAGCGACCAGTACCAAAGGTGAGGTCACCACCCAGATCGATTTTACCCTCTTCATCCTCAGAAACCATACGGTTGAGGGATACAATGTGAATCGGGTTGGTAACCGAAAGTTCTTGAGATGCGTTTAGACCAGTAGCAGAGACTCTGATGAACGCACGAGCAGGACCACTCTCTGCTGTATAATCGAGAAATGTAACGGACGCTTTTAGACCAGCGGAATCGATGAGTTCCAACTTGGTATTTGCCTTCATAACAGAGAAGCGATTGTGGAACTTCTCTTGCTCAGTAGAGTTTTCGGTAGTGAGTTTTGCCGCAATAGTGCGAGTTGCACCAGTATCAATGCTATTGACTAGATGCTGCCCTTTCTTTTTCTTGGTGATTTCTTGAGTTGCAGTATCTGTACTGAGACCAGAATCATCCAACCAGATGGTTGCTGCACTCAGATAGATGTCACGAAACTTGAGTGTAGGGGAACCCAGATCATATGTAACATCGCTGTTTGGAAGAATATCTGCACTAACAACAATGTCGCCGCTGCCATTATTGGCAAGGTTGTCAATTACAGTACCACCAGTACCACCCTGAAGGTCATCGCCAGGTTGCCAGCGAGAGTTTGCATCATTCCACTTCAGAACCTGACCATTGGTCAAACCACCAACATCAATGTCGGTGAGGTTTGATAGTGCAAGTTGACCCTCAGTGAAAACGCTGCCGTTCCACTTCAGAACTTGGTTCGTCGAAGGAGAACCAATACTGATTTGCAGATTGGTCTGATCTCCGAGGTAATTATACAACTCGTTGATGACGTTGTTTAGTTTAATAGCGCCATCTCTTAGAGTATCACCTGTTCCGTCGTTAGCGGAGACGCCAATATTGAGGTTCTGCTTAGCCATAATTGGGAGGGTTCCTACGGTGTTATTTATGTAAGGTCAAAGTCATAGCTAGAATCATCGAATCTAACTGTTGTTGTTGCAAAAGTTGGGTTGTTATTATCTCTATCTACAGTGACTGCCGTCATATCAAATCGACCATCACCACTATCCAATCTGAGGATTGCTGTTAGATCGATTTCACTATCCGAACCAGTGACCGTCAAGATCACCAGGTTCGATGCTAGTGGAGAGTTAGATGCCGATGCAGGTGCTCCAATAGGACCAGTAAGGATGACACGATACCTATATCCTGTCATATACGACAGAGCAATAAAGGTATATGTTGATGAATGAGCACCTGTTATGTTGGACCAGGAAAATCCACCATCAGATGAGACTTGCCATTGATAGTTGATCGGACCATTTTCGGGTTGCACTTCAGCAACGACTGTGAAAGAAACTGGACTCGATGCCGAAACCGTTGAGTTTGTCGGTTGATTGTTGATGACAAGTGAAGGCACTTCTGGCTCACCACCACCTCCAGACGGGGGCGGAGTTGTTTCACCCTGACCAATACCTTGATTGGCAGGAATTGATAACTGCTCTTTCGATGCTAAACCAAATATAAATGGGAATTGGGGTATTCCATACTTATTATCTCTAACAGTAACTGTGGAAGACCCTGCCATATTGGCGTGCCAATAACACCAGTAATACAAAGTATTTGGTGCATCATTGGGTACAGTAAAATGTACTCTACGAGTCGCGGCGTTGGTAAAATTACTAATATTCCAATATTCTTCATACGTCACCTCTACACCATCGTGGTAATAGGTCACGCCAGTATTGTAAGGAGATCCCGATGCGTGAATACCATTTTCAGATGTGCTGAAATGGAATGGGTGTACATTGTTACTGGAATCGTCCTGATTGAATATGTATGTACTACCACGGATCAGTTCAAGATCTGGATAAAGATTACCGTTGAGACGATACTTATTCCCATCATCCTCAGCAGTGACAGTCACATTATACGTGACTGTCTCAGTTTCATCTCTATGAACAGATACGAAATATGCAAATGTTCCAGAGGGATATTCTGGGGTAACTCCAAAACGACCATTATAAAGATCCAAATGTCTGCCAGGAAGATCTACATCATAAATGTAATCTTCAATGAATGCGCCAGCAGGATAAGTCCCGTATGATGGGCGATTTACTGCTTCAGTCTCCCGCAACTTATATCCAGTCCCCATAGTTGTAATTGGGGACTCATTATTATTTGGATCATTATATGCATATGGTCCATACACAGGATACCCATCAAAGCAATAACCAAGGATCTTGGAATGTCCATCAGGGTGACGCATATTATCGCCCTTGTATTGTGACGATCCATAGTAATCATTATATCCAGCCATCACCTGATTCTCTTTCCAGCAATCTAGAAAGTGAGAATCGTGATAGTGATATTGACCAGACTGCTCGGGGTGACCACCACAATCATCTTCGCCAAAACTTATTTGTGCTTCATTACCAGCAGCGACATATTGAAATCCTTGGGGAGGATTTCCGCCGCCGCCAGCACTCGGGTTGAAGAATGCGACACCATTCGCACTAATACCAACAATCCCCAATGGAATTGACTGACTATTCGTTGTATTATCACCACCCCTTTCCGTAAAGGCGTGTTGAAACGAATAACTAGTTACCGAATTGGGGTTGTTTACATTAGGAAAAGTACCATACCCAACAGGGGTGGGTATACCATCCCCTGTTACGGTAAGGATGTCTGTTACTGCATTGTAACTACCAGTAGCTGCCATTTCCTTTTTTAACTATTTAGTTGTCGTCAAAGATCTGGTCAGCGGTAAATCCAGAGATCACCGTAGCACCAATGTTAATACCGAGGACTGCAGAGTTGGACAGGACAGGTGTTGCGCCAGGCGATGTGATACCAACGCGATACTCATCACCGCCATCTGCCTGAGTGGTTGCAGGAGTAACGTAAGTGGGTGATGTAGCGCCATCAATGTTGATCCATTCTGTAGATCCATAGTCCTTCTTCTGCCACTGGTAGGCGATAGACCCACCAGTGGGGTTTGTGGAAGCAATGACCGTAAAGGATGCGGTCTCACCCTGGTTGACTGTGGTGTTAACGGGTTGGGATTCAATCACGATTGCTCTCTCACCCTGAGGAGTTTCATCGCCAGGGGGAACGTAGTTGGGATCATAGATGTCAATACCACCGTTCAACGCAGCACCTGTGGGACCAAGGAATGTGTCGGGAACAGTTGTATTAACTGCGACTCTGGGCAATGTATAACCTTGACCAGCATTCTTCACGTCGATGCGTGCGAGACCAACAAGTGCCTTGATGCGAGCACCAAAACCAGAGGA